AGAAAAATGCCCAATTCAGTTGTTTGCTTCCCTAATTAAGTTTTCGGACGGCCTCCCCCACATTTAAAACGATAGCTTGCTGCTCCGAGCGGCATGTGAGGAGCATGTCCGTGACGTAGCGAGCCTGCCAATAACCGTGTTTCTCGGGGTCTTGGAGTATATCAAAACACCGCATGGCGAGATAGTCAAACCTCGCCAGAAACAGTTGTCCCAAAAGTTGTGTAAGCTTGACGCCCAGCACTATGCCATTGGCATAGCTGTCAACGACCTCGTCGATGAAAGCAAGTAGCTTGCGGTCCTTGATATACAGTCTGTACTCTCTCTTGAGCAGATTATGCTCAACATTCTGGAAATAATGATGTATATCCATGGGCAAGCAATAGAATGTGTCTTGCTGTGGCGAGGTATAGATGTCCTGCTTGATAATCTTGTAGAAGAAATGCGTGCCACGACACTTGGTACCAGCTGGACTGTTGAAAGAAATCTTGGCTCTCAATTTATCCTCACTGGTGTGCATGGCTGCATGTTGAATGACATGATCGCCAACAGGCAACTTATTGACTATGCGATGCTTGGGTTTTTCAACCGGCTTGGCCTCATAGTCTGATGTATGCCATGTCTGATGAACATATGCATTTAGCAGGGCTTGAAGGTTTCTTTCAAACTCTGCCTCAAACGCTTGAACTGAGAGACGGGACTTCTTGTGCCGGGAAAAATCAAAAAATGCTTCACGAAAATTTTGCAAAGTCTCAACCGCCTGTGATATGTTACCTAACCGCTTCACTTGCTTTAAAATTTTATGTATATAAAAAAAGGTCGGTGTCTGATAAATGTCGGTGTCTGTGTCTGTTGTCTGCTTTTATGATGTCCTAACTTTCGACCGGATGACCCATTGTCATCATCTACTAGCTATTCTGCTAATGTGTATGTTTTGCCATGAGGCAAGGCCTGACTCCCGTAATCACTGCAGCTAAGCAAACTAACCTGCAATATCTTGTTAAGTTGAGGGCCGCACCGTAGTTCACATTGTAATCCGAGACAGCATTGTTCACGTTGAGCGTCGAAAGACCGCATTGACCACCATTGTTAGCGTTGCCACCACGAAGACACAGGCGAAAACCGGCGCAGGAATCACAGCCTGGTTTGAATACCGCCTGCAAAGGTACAGAAAAAAATCGGAATGAAAGAATGTCAAAGAGCGAAATTTCAAAAAAAATCGACCGCCCAAGGGCGGTAAGGTTTGCTCGCTACGCTCGCAGGGTGCTCAGGATTGCCCTTGGTTCCGCTGGGAAACCTTGGCCAATCCTGCACACTCCAGCTCACATCAGCACACCTCTGTCCACTCTAGGCCGCCTCGTAATACACTGGTTCAATTGACCACTCGGATGCTGCTTCGCAGAGGGCCGCACCGCAGTACACATAGTAACCCGAGACAGCATGGAACACGCTGAGCGACGAAAGACCGCATTGACCACCATTGTTAGCGTCGCCACCACGAAGACACAGGCGAAAACCGGAAGTTGCTCCTGACGTATTCCAGAAATAGCAAGTCGAATAGGTTGACTCTGTAGCACCAATCTGCGTACAGAAGTTCTCGAGATGTTCCATCGACAATGTCTTGATATATCCTTCACCACCACCTGGTGACTTGCTCAACGCCCTCATGCCGGAAGGGTTGCCGATGGTCCATGAACCGTATATTGACGGAGCCACGAGGTGTGTCATGGTCTTGTCACTGTTGACCTGACAGAACTCATCATCCGGCATTCGCCAGAGATTGCCGAAGCCGTGCTTTAAGCCGAAGAAACATGGAATTTTGGCATTATAGACCGTTGTCCCTGCATCATTCTTAACAGCATAGGTCGCTTCTCCACATGAATCACCAAGTTCAATGCCTGCACTCATAGGTGCGACAGGTCTCCAGCCGTTGTAGCCACCCCAGTCTGGCATCTGCGTCAAGCCTGCACCTAGACCTCCCTGGTAGAGACCATTGGCATCCTTGTTGGCATTGACGGCATCCTGATCGTAATGTGTACCGAAGATGACGCCGAAAAGAATTGCTACAATGGATGTATGTCGCATGGTTGTGCAGAGCCAGCCCTTGCCATTCTTGCGTGCTGCAGCTCTGAACTGCTCAGTAGTCAGATTAGTTGCTGGTCTACCCAGAAGCGTTTTATTTGTGCCATCATAAGACGAATTGTTGTCTCCACCACGATAGTCAGCTCCATTATTGATATAGCTAACAAGTCTGCCTGTGCTTCGCTCTATAGTGGCGAATCCTGCAGCAGAGAGACTGCCGATAGGAATCTCGTAATTAAACTCACCAGGAATTGGCTTGATGCCAATCTGCTCATAGTGCAATCCGCCAATATCCTTGAGGACAACGTAGAATTTACGTCCCCATCCCCACTGATAGTGACCTTCAGAGCCATCCAGCTTCGCTGGTTCCCCTGTAGCATACTTGTAGTGATCCTTGCTGTCGAGCTTCCGACGACTGTGGTCATTCTTGACCAGGTATGCGCCAAGCCCGAGGATGTATGGCAACTCCTTCAGCAATTCAAGAGAGCCAATGTATGATGCAGCCTTAGGCGTTGCGTTTGCGGTGTCCCACACTCTTCCGCACCAGGCATGCTGACCAACAGCAAGGTCAGCCTTGAGCGCATCCATACCGATGGTAGTGACATTGCCATTCTGGTCTGTCAGCAGCAGGCTCTGGTTGCTGTTGACGGTTGTGACTTTCGTCACAGAGTTGAATTTTTTACCTTCCATTTCCAGCTATTCTAATTTTGATTATTTTCTATATTATTATATACCCATATTGTGTGACCAAGCTCGTTCGTACCGATGAGTTCATACCACCCATAAACTTCTATGGTAGTCTCTCTAGTATGCACATAACTCATTTTTGCCGGCATGAATGTATCCTTTGTATGTTCGCCCTTAAGTACCGTTGGCATTGTATTGCGCGATATGATAGGATTGAAGACCACGATGCGCATGAATTCTCCATCTTTCAGGTGCGGTAGGACATAGGTACCCCAACCCATGATAAAAGAGCCATTGATGACACTAGTGCCATCAGTAACCGTATTCTCGTTGTATCTCAGTCTTCCGACAGAGACATCTCCAGAGACTCTGACATTCTGGAATGTTCCTCCCTTACAATCGAGATCGCCGTCCTTAGCTCTGAAGACTACATTGCCATCCTTATCCTTCATCTCTATGGTACGAACACCCAGGTTCTCCACCATCTGGTACTGGGCGAGGATGATGTGGGCTATGATGAGTTCGATAGACTGACCCAGTCGCCAATAATGGTTGTTCAGATCAGCTGCAGATCCCGGATAATTATCTGCAGTCTTGACGTGCGTCTTGATGCAGGAATAGCTATTGCCATTATATAAGACAACATCCTTCCACTCTTCACCTTCTCCACCCGCTTCGAATCTGTATCCATTGCTGCAGGTATTCCACAGCTGCGGACCTCGAAGGACGCTGCCCTTCTCACCCTTGACAGCCTTGCGAATAAAATTAATAGTTCTTGTAATTACTGTCATAGACTACTTGACTGATTGAATCGTTAATGCCACGCTGCTGTAACCGGCATGCTCGCAGTCTGCCCTGGTCACAGCAAATGAACTCAGCTGGACAGTAGGCTTGCGTGCTGCCTCAGTATTGAGGACAACACCAGAACCTGACTTCAGCGTGAAATAGAACTTGCTACCGATAGCCTCAGACTTTCCCCTGACAATCAGTCTCGGAGTATAGGTCACAGTACCATTGCCTGACTCGTCCTCGCTGATAGACTCATCAGCCGGTGTCGGGTTGGGCTCAATATCGTATGGATCTGACGCATCGATGACAGTCTGGAAGTCGAAACCCAGCATATTATCCTTGCCCATGGCCTTGTCGTTGTACACTTCCACCATGAACTCCCTCGTGCAATCAACATCTGATGCCTTGACGGTGAGGATCTTGGCACTGGCTCCTGCAATCTGCTCCCAACCTGTGATGCTATTGACTGCTTTATACCACTTGTAATATAGTCCTGCTGTCAGAGTTTCGTTGCCCTGCGTGACTTTGGCTTCGAGCTGGCATCTGTCATCCTTGCTACCCAGAACGAAGTTGTGCGTATCATTAGCCGGAGCCTTTATTGTCACACGATAGGCGACTCCTGTGTAGGGGCCAACTGAAATATCGTAGCTAGCCTGAATATCATCTGTAGCCTCCTGCTGCCCAGAACGCTCTGTGATGGTACCGACCATCCTGATTGTAATGCCGCTATAGTTAGAAACCTTAACCAGGTTGTTGCAGATTTTCAGTCCCCAATATAATTGCGAAGCACTTGGTCTGATAATCTCAAAGAGACCGTCAAACAGTCCTGTAGACTTGCCTGCAGAATTGAAAGGAATCTCCGTATCATTGAAGAAGTACTTCATGGAGGTTGGTGTACTGATGCCTTCTGCTGTTCTCGATGAGATGACAACGAAGTACAGCTTCGGCTGCGTCTGCGAGAAATCCGGATAGACAGTCACGACATCCCCATTTCTCTGGTACTCCTGGTAGATATCTCCGTCAGGCGACTGGATTGACGGAGTAAATGTACCCATCTTTGGTATGAAGTTGATGGTTGTCGACTTACTTGCGCTACTCATTTTCTGCCTCCTCTCTCTGCTCTGTCATGATGAATCTGCTGTCTGTAGCTACAGGCAGCTTGTTGCACACTTTGCCTTCCTGCTCCATGCAGGCGGTCTTGCCATCCATAGCGATAGCGCCTATTCTGGACAGCGTCTCCTCGAACTCGATAGGTTCCCCAAGCTGTAGGATATCCTGACACCAGAGAATGAAATTGCCATCCTGCAGCTCAGTTCTGTCCTCGGTCAGCTGAAGTAACTCCACGACCTTGCGATTTGCCTTGATGTATCTTTCCATATATTATATTATAAATGATGATTAGTGAAAAATGAACGGATTGCCATCTGCGTCCACGAAGACCTTGCCGTCGGCATCCATAGCCAGAGCTAAAGGATCGAGGTCTTTAACTTCCAAAGCAAGGATAGCTCCCCTGTTCGGATCCAGCAGATTTGTAGGTACTCTCGGAGACATGCCATGTCCGACAAGGACAGCGTTCTCAAAGTGTATCGAGTTATTCGGTGCCATCCACCAGAGGACCTGCAGTTCTCTTGTCGGGTTCGCAATTTCTCCGACATTGTCAGAGATGGTTGCCGCTGGGTTTACTACCTTCGTGTCGGGCAGGACTTCGTCGACCGTGTCGAGGATATCGTAATCGTAGAATGGTATCCTGCGGACGATATTGACAATTCTGTTCGGTGTAGCATCACTCAGATCTACGCTTGCCGGATTGCCATCAGCCGAGAATTTAGCCCTGCATCTGATGCAGATGCGCTTGCCCATGAGCGAGCGGTCTAGAGTAACCGATGCACCATCTGAAGAAACTTTGATTTCGAGGTCATCTGCTGTAATGGCAGAGAACTGACCTCTATCACGGAGAATCTCCCAGACGAACAGCCTCTTCTCCTTAGTGCACTCCTCTGATCCGAGGCGCAGAGATGCATTGATGACCTGCTTGTCTGTATCACGAAGCGGATTATAGTATCGGTCACCACTCGAAAGCAGCAGCGTCGGCTTGTAGAGGGTTGCATTCTTGCAGTTGATGGAATAGTCCATCATAATTCTGTGAACCTTATTTGTTCTGCTGTCCAGGTACTTCGCCTTGAATCTGAGCAGAATCGGTTTCTGCGGCGCTGCGTTGACATACCAGAGCAGTTTGCCGGCATCATTGCCGGTCGAGGTGATGACATGCTTCCTGGGTGTCGAAACCATCGCATTACCCTCCACACCATTCTCGACTCTGTACCAGGCGATATCTGTCAGTTCACTATTGACACGACCACTCTCGAGTATGTTATCTCTGTCGATTATACCAACGACCGGTTGCAAGGCGCATGGTGTCAACTCGTAATTAGGAGCATACTCATTCTGGTTGGCGTCATAAGTCTGCTCGAGCGGAACGCTGCCTGATATTGTCTTGGATGTGTTCACCTGCAGAGGCGTGTATTTGAAGTCTAATCTTTTGTATTTCATCTTATATGTTATTAAACACATTCCAGTGTGATGGAATCTTGGGCAACCTCATCGCCCAGACCATCACGAAGTGTAACTGTTGCCGTGAATCTAATCTTAGACGGAACTCCCTCGCTGTCGATGGAGAGGTCAGACTGGGTCAGTACGATAGCCTTTCCTGCCTTGGATCCGACTTCGAGTGACCAGATGTTGTCACTTGTGACTCTCTGCTCACCAGCCCTGTTCTCTGTGTATCTGGTCCAGGCTACGTCGCTGTCGAGGATATCTGATGTGATATCCTGGCCGTAGAGCGTAGCAACGATAGTCAGCGGAGCTCGGAAGTTGTCGAAATCATAGAGCGTCTCGTCTTCGAGGAAATCGATGGTGAATGCTGGATTGCCCTCTATCATCGCCCAATCGGTATTATTCCACCTTGGTGCGGTATGGGTACCAGTCTTCTGACATCGCCACTTGCACCCAGTATACCAGACATCGGAAGTCTCGTATTTGCCAGTTTCTGGATTGAGAGCTGAGCAGAAATAGTCTGCCGCCTCTGACCATGGTCCTCGGTCAACATAATCGACAACCGGTTTGCCTTGATAGTCAATCTGTATGATATCCTGGGTGATGATGCCGGCTGCATAGAGATAATCCCTGCCCTTGACGATAGGAAGGTTGAGCGACTTGACGAATTCAGGCATGTCGCCGAAGGCCATGCCGTAGTTGTATTTTTCAAGTATCGGCTTTGTGACGCCCGTCAGCTTGACGATGCGCCCCTCGGAACTGGAGATGTAGAAACAGCTCTGCAGCGACTCATCGGTCTGGTTGCCATACCGGGCGATATTCATGAGCTCGCATGGAGGGAAGTTCTTGCCTGCCGGAACTTCGGCATCAGGATAGAGGGTTACCTCGATGTAATTCTTAACCGTGTTGACGCTGTTGACTCTCATCCATGAGGTGTAGTAATCAGCCGAAGTGCCAGAATTGGCTGCCGAAGCGATGTTGTTGACAACTCCCTTGATGACGTTGCCCACATGCTGAGCCGTGAAGTATCCACTATACTTGGAGCGGAGGTGTAAGCCATAGCAATCATCGCCCAGACTGTCAACGCTCTCGATGGTGTCGCTCTCGGTGAAGAAAGTGTCACCCTCCTGCGCTGACAGGCGGTTGACAATCAGTTCCATGACCCGCATGTATGTGCGGACGGTGATGCTCTCAACCTCTGCATTGCCATTGGCATCGACCTGCGCGCCCTTGCCGTTGTACAGCCCGGAGACGAAGTCACCGAACTGTGCACCCCCCCTTGAGCTGCGCCATCTGCTCGGAGATGAGTCCACGCAGAAAGGTAATCACGCCCTCGGCTGCATCGTCATGCTTGCGGCTGAGATAGGCTTCGGAGGTCTCGTCCGCACAGAAGTGCAGCAGCGAGAGGAAAGCGTTGCCGATGCGGTTTGCCGTGTTGGCCTGCAGGCGACGCTCGTCTCTGATGCCCTCGAAAAGGGTCTGAAGTGCACTCTTGTCTAATTTGTATGCCATTTTCTTTTTTGTTTGCAAAGATAATATGCCGATGGAATCGGTAAAAATACGCTCCCTAGAGGTTGCGTGCTGCTCCTATGCCCCTGAATATCTCGGTGAGGGCTGATGCCATCAGACCATTGTACCGGTCGCCGTAGAAGGTCGCCTCATGCTCATTGAGCTTCATGACAGATGAGTAGTACTTCTGAGAGAACCAGTCACGTCTGCCTTTAGGTTCGCCACCGGCGAGACGACCGCCCCAGGCAGGGCCCACCTTCTTCGGTTTATCGAGATTGTTGTCACGACGGTATTCATCGCCCAGGAAGTTGAGGTCTCCGTTGTTGATGCGGTGGACTTTCTCGCCTCCCTGTGCCTCGGTCCACTTGTACCACTCATGTGCCGGTCCTACTCCTGCAGCTACATAGATACCGTACTGCAGGAAGTTGTGCTCAATGGTGGTGACAGAGCCCTGCTCCAGGTGCGCCTTGATGGAAGCGTAGAGTCGGCCGGTATCTATGGTACGAAGCCTCTCCATGCGCTCTCGCCAGTAGTCGCCCATGGCATTAGCCCATCCTCGCTCATATCTGAGGAGATCGTCTACTTCTGCGTCTGCCATAGGCTCTCGTCATACTGAATGTCGATAGGTTCGTCTGATGTGACCATGAAGTAGAGTCCTGTGACGCCATTCATGGACCATCTGCCCAGTTCGCTCGAATAGACCTGCGTGAGGTCCAGGAACTCCATCTGTCCGTCGTATGCCTCACGGCTCTTGTCGTGGAGCATGCGACTGAGGAACTGGCGGAAAATATATCTGCAGATATTCATTTTCGCCTCTCGGTCTGCCATGTCATCGCGTCGGTACCCTGCCAGGATCCAGACGGTATAGACGTTGCGGTCGAAGAAGCCCTCTCCGATGGAATGGGTGTTGCTGTCAACGGTGTCTGACACCATGATGAAGTTGGATGCTTTACGGAACTGCTGCATGACTCCCTGGATGGAATCAGGCCCGGAGCACTCTGTTGCGACAAAATTATAATCCCTGCAGGTTCTGCACTCGGCAGCCAGCTGCTTGAAATATGCGATGGAATCGAAGATTTTCTCTGTCATGTGCTGTAAATTTAACTATTTTGCCTGTTGCGTTTCTTGAATTCCTCTGCCTCCCGAGCCTTGTTGTCCAGCTCTGTGAGGGCAGCCCAGCAGTCTGTATCATAGACTGCCTGCAGTTTAGTTACATCGCCATCTGTGAGCGCCCTGACCTGCGCCTGCATGGCTGGCAGGATGTCCTCACGCCGCAGCTCTCCACCCTCTCTGGCTGGTCTGAAGAAGTGAGGGAAGTTGGCGGCAAAATACTCCTTGACACTCGAGAACCACATGAAGACTCCGAGGAGTTCGTAAGGTTCAAATTTAGCGGTTTCATCGACAGAACCGTCTGCTGTTCTGTACATGAGTTGCGCCATCTTCAGCAGGAATCTGTCCTCCTGCTTAAGCATGAACAGCTGGTAGTTCTTCTCGATATTGAGGTAATCGTAGAAGCTGATCTCGTGAAGCAGGCTGTTTACTGCCGTCAGTTGAACGTCACTTGCAACCTGTAGAGGCCTAAAGTCCGTAAAGGAGTCTATGAAATCGAAGTTTTTGAGCAGGGAGAGAATTTCTGCAGCGCTGATATACAGGACTCTCTCGCGCACTTTCCCAGTCTTAGTATCGCCATTTTCGCCGCTTTCACCGCATTTAACGCTACATTTCCACCCGGTTCGGGTGTACTTATGTACGGTAAGACCGCAGAACCTTGCGAGAAGGTAGCATTTGACAACGGTATGATCCTGGAACGTCGACATGATGCTAAGGACATAGCGCAACTGTTCCTCTGAAAGTTCCGCCCACGATGACGGCGCCTTGAAATTGAACTCTTGTGTACCATCTTTATGCGTTGAAAACGAAGGCAGGTTTTGATTTTTCATTATTGAACTCTTTGAAATGGTTAGCCTTATATGCCGATGAATTCGCATATAATGGGAATTTATCGAGGTTCTTGTCCAGATATGAGAGCAGTCTTGCACGCTCGTTGGAGTATGCAGACAGCATGCCGTTGGCAAGCATTATCATGCAGCGCATCAGCATCACGCGCACCTCGTTCTCTTCCCAATTACTTTTACGCTCGCATCTAACCTGTGACATGATGTCATCCATCTGCTCATCAGAAACAAGCTTGCGTATGGTGGCATCTGCCTCTTGCATGGCTGCCAACTTGGATGCCCACTCCTTGGATGTCATGCTGGTCTCTCCCGTGAGAAAACGGTAAGCGTCAAAGCTCCAAACTATCGTCTGTATGCCCTGCTTTGCCTGTAGGGTTTTCCCCCAACCCGGTACGTTGCAGAGAAGTGCCAGGACTGTCTGCTGTGATGAGATGAAGGCTACACGGCATTGCTCGATGAGCGCCTCGACTCTGGAGGAACTTGCCGGAGAGACTTCGTTGTTGGCCACAACGCCAAAGCCTGTAGGAGTGAGCACGAGGTCGAGGTGTCTTACTACGCTGAGGAAGGCATCGAGGCATACAGTCTTGATGACTGCTTCACGCAGCTCCTCGCTGTTGTTGTACCATGGGTGCGAGCTGGTCTCCAGTGCCTCCTCGCTGGTCTCCAGTGCCTTCTCGCCTACCTCGCCCAGTATCTGCTTACTGATCCGCTGATAGGACTCCTTGAAATGCGGTTCCACCGACTCGAACACCTCAGAGTGCGAGCTGGTGGCTGCAAGGATGCTCTGTTCGAAGTCATCCTTGCTGATTTGAATCTTCATTTTTGCCATTGTTTGAAACTATTGATGTCTGTTGGTCCTTATTTTTGTCGAGTGTCGTGAGTTCTATCATCGGCACGTCTACGGTCACTCCTCGGTCGGCATAGCCATTGTAGTGGGAGATGACGTGGTAAGGCTTGCACATGATGTCGTGGCAAGCCTTCTCGAGCGACTGCTTGAGGATGAAGAGCTCTCGCTTGTCTGAGCCGGAGTTGTTCATCTGGCTCTTGCCCGGCGTGGCTCCGATGAGGTTTGGATGCACGCCCAGCGAGAAGCAGAGGGCGTTGGATGCCTCGCTCATGTCGTCTGCCCAGTCGCCACCCTCCTTCTTGCTGCCCTCAGAGAGGTTGATGATGCGCACCATGCGCTGCTCCTTGCCGTTTGGGTCGAAGTAGTAGCCCGTGATGAGTGCCTTTCCTGCATTCTCAGGTCCGCAGACGAAGTTGATGATGTTGTCCTTCTCCTGCAGGATACGCGCCTTGCGCTTATCCGGGTCGACGATGTCCTCGTTGTTGCAGAGCTCCTCCCAATAGTCTCTGTGCACCTCTATCTGGATGCGTGGCGCAGAGGTATTTTTGATCATGTAGCGCTTGCCGATGCCGATGAGACGGTAGATGTCGTACCAGGCATCGTCGAAGATGCTGGCATAGTATGGTATCGGATAGTACTGCAGTCCTGGTGTCGGGATGCGGGATATGATGGCAAACTTGCAGTCCTTGCCCATCTCGGGTGCCTTGCCCATGATGCCTGTGTATGGGTCGGGAGCCTTGCCCATGCGCGCCATGAGGTCGCCCAGCGGGTCGTAGAAGTCGAGCAGCGGAATGACCTCGGTATGTACCGGCGACATGACGTTGCGGAAGTCGCCGAAGAAGACATGCTCTATGCGCCCCTTGTCATTTGGTACCTCCAGGCGGCAATAAGAAACGTCCTTGTGGCGGATATTGACTATCTTGGAGTGGTCACGGCTCAGGATGATGACCTCTACCGACCAGAAGAAGAACTTCATGTCGGTGGCCTGCTGCATAAAGACCTCATGAATGGAGTTCTTCAGGCAGAAGTCGCGGATCTCGCTGTCGGTGGTGTCCTGCTTTGTCTCCCGGTCCATGAAGCGTAAGCCCTGCCCGTAGCAGCACTGGACGTTGAACGCCATGGCTCGCTGCGCCACCATGTTGCTGCGCATCAACTGCTGCAGGATGTATGGCATGTCGTTGTCATCGCCATAGTTCACATACTCGAAGAGCTTGCCGTCTGAAGTCTCCAAGATGCCCGTGGTGGCATCGCCCACCTCTCCGGAACCCAGAAAACTGGTATCCCGCCCATACTGCTGCTCGATGGTGGTGGAGTCTGTAACCCTGCTTACGCCCTCTGCCACGAGAGCGTAGCGACTGTAGGAACCGCTGGATCCTACTTGCTGAAGCTGATATTTTTTCTGTTTCATGTCATAAATATACTGGTAAGCCCAGGAACTGGTGAATGTAGATGTCCGGAACGGTGCGAACCTCGGCATTTGCCGGATTGACGAGACGGTGGAATCCGCCACGCCAGCTGCTGCCCCTGACCAGCCATCCTGTATAGTCGACGGTCTCGCCGTCTGATGTCCACGCCTTCAGGTTAATGGTAGAGCGGTCTCGCTCTGCCTTGGCCAGGAGGCGCAGCACCTCTGTGAGGTGGTAAGCCGTTCGTTTCATCAGCTGAAGGTGTTATCAAAGGTGTTGTCGAAGATACGGCCGGCACGCTGCAGGTCAAGCACATTGTGCTGGCGCTGCGCGTATGTGTAGCTGAAGGTGAAGCGTGGCACGCTGTCGCGCAGGTTGTCACGCTTGGACTTGGAGTCTGAGAGGGTGACACGCTTGCCCACCTTGGCTACCCCGACGATGAAGTTGACCAGATAGACCTCGTCTGAGCGGAAGAGATCATCTGCCCAGTTTGCCATGTCTGTGCCCAGATAGCCCGTATCGGCGTTGAAGGTGCGCTGCTCTGTGATGCGGTAGTTTACCCTGATGCCGCCCATGTAGGCTGCATCGCGGGTGTACTGCGGGTCTACTTCGTGCTTGCCTGTGCAGTAGATGAGCTCCTGGCAGCCGAAACTGTTGGTGAAGAGCAGAGTAGGCGCCACATCTCGCTCCTCGCTGTCTATGATGAAGGTCATGGAGCGTGAGCCTGCCTCTACCACGTAGTAGAGAAGGTCGGTGCCCTCGGTCTCGAACCGTGACGGAGAAACGTCGATGGTGGTGTATATGTCGTTGCCGCCGGTGGCTGGTGCGGTAAACGATTTTGTGGTTTTGTCCGCATAGTGTGCGGTGACTTGTGCCGCTTCCTTGCCCATGTAGTGGAGATACTCCAGTCGCCCCATGTAGGTGGTCTTGTGTCCCTCGAGCAGGGTGAGGAAGTGGGTGCTGAGGAATGTAGAGCAATCCACGCCCACGATGTCTACGGTAGAATAGTAGACCTGCAGGTTGGCTGTCTGCGTATCGGTGACTGTTGCCGAGTCGGTGTCTCCGGAGTCCGGAACCTGCTCCTCGGCGATGGTGATGGTGGCTGTGACTGCCAGCCTCCGGCGTGCATAAGGACGGAAGATGTCGGCAAGGTCGATCACTCTGACCTCTCCATCGGCAGGATAGAGATACTCATCGTAGATGATATCATCACCTATCTTGATGGTGACGAGCAGGCGGGTCTTGGCCGTGAGAATATCGATGTCGGGGATGTTCTCAAGGAAGCAACTGCCCGACGGAAGTGATGTGATGGTCATATATTATCTTTTTTGATGCAAAGATAATATGGAGAGGATAAAAATAAAAATACGGCTGACTACCCTCACGGGCGGCCAGCCGTATCAAAGCTTTTCAAAACTTTGTAAAATTTTTCGTGCTGCAAAGGTACGAAAAATTATTCATAACACATGGTAGTATAATAAAATATATGAGTTTTTAACTTAAACCAGTTTATCTGGCCTGACAACTCTCTCCCATATAGCCCATGCCACGGTTCCGTCTGGCTGCGTGGCTACATAGTAGCCATGCTCCTGCAGATACTGGTTGATGGTTTCTATACTGACACCGCCCATGTCATCAAGTTCCGTGGCGATGTCCTGGGTGGTCTTGAAGCTCTTCTTGTAATCAAGACCAGTTTCTTCATCCTTCACAGGGAGGCAGCTGCGGAAGTGGAAGTAAGCGTCGAGCAGGTCCTCCTCAAACTGCTCGCTGTTGAAATTATCTTTATTTCTTGGCATAATATTCATTTTTTAAAGGGTTAAACTTAAATACCGTCATCTGGGTGCTGTCGGTTTAATGCCGTCTCATAGAGGTCAACCCAGTAGCTCAGACGGGAAGCCCAAAGGCCGTATTTGACCTGAAGTCTGCAGACGCGGATTTCCTCTCGCTCCAGTTCTCTGAGGTATCTGCCGACAATGCGATGACAGTCCAGATTAACACAGTATCTTGACTGAATCTTGGCATACTCCACCAGTTTGTACAGCTCCTTGCGCTTGGCTTCAAGCTCCCACCAGCGTTTCATGAGCGCATCGCGGATGCGACGGCGTCTGAAATATAGCAAGAGAACGTCTCTCTTGACTTTTTTCTTATTCTTTTTCATACCTAATCGTTGTTGATGGTTTTCCACTTGGCTAGAGCCATATTGTATGGCTCAACCTCTTTAGCTCCATACCTAAGAGCATAGTAGCGATGATCATACCATCGGATAATAGTCTGCTTGTGTGACGCATCATCGATGAAAACAACAGAACCCATTGTATTGTATTTTCTCTGAAATTTGATTTCCACCTTATGGGCGTTCATCTGCCTGCCTTCAAGAGCGAAGAACTTGCACATGACGATATCCTTGGCTGTCAGCTTTGCTGTGCGTCTTCTTCTACTTTTCTTCATCATGCTACCTCCCCTCCGAAAATGAAACCACCAATCATGACCATCGCCATCACAGCTGCGAAACCAACCATGGTGAGCACAACCTCTCCATAGGTCACGGTCTCCCCGCAGATATAGCTGAAGGTCTCGCTCTTGGTCTTGGCGAGCTTCTTGATTTCACACTTGAGGGTATTGATACCCTCCTCAACGCTGATGCCTGCAGGTCTTACCTGCGCATCACTTAATAAAATTGAATTCTGCATAATTGCCATCTTATAACCATTATAGACCGACCTTGATGTATAAATACAATGGTGGCGGTCACATTCACCGTTGGTTATAAGATGGTAGCTTTCCCAGCGAAGGGCAAGTATCTTACGGATCATGCAACCGCCATATTGAAAAGACCTTTTTCCCGCTGCCGGGAAAATGATACTTTATAGGCATAAAAAAAGCCCACGGCGTGAAGCCTAGGCGAAACAGTCGCCATCGCTGAGTAGATTACTACTATCTTATAACCGATGGCAAAGGTACGAAGAATATTTGAAACCGCCAAAAAAAAAGGCAAGAATTTTTCAACTCTTGCCTTTTTTCTTTCTTTTTTATGTTATAAAACACATTATTCAGGTTTAGCGACCAAACCTTCTCTGATTTCTGAGTCTTTGCTAATTCTTTTGACCATAATATAATGCACAACGTTTTGAACAGCTGTGGTCATCTCTAACTTCCATCCACGCTTAGCCATATAATTTACAGCATCCATAGCAGTATTGAATTTCATAGGCTTTCCATTCTCATCCCATATAGCTTCAAAGGAGTGTCCAGAAGATACTTCACCAAGGTCTAGTTGGATTTTAATTTTTCCAATGCCCCAAGCATTATAAGCCATCATTGTACAATAGACAGGATACTTTCCATCCTCTGTTTGTACAACACTTTGCGCTTTAGCGCCCATAGTTATCAAGACGATAACCAACATTAAAATTATTTTTTTCATACCATGATATTTTAAAACTTCTTGCAAGGTAAGGAGAAAAAATGGAATGACCAAGGAAAAAGGGAAGAAATTTTAAAGAAAATGACTTTTTTATGTTTTAGAGCATAAAAACGAGGGGTTGAGGAATGAAAAGGAATCAAACGGAATCAAACGGAATGATTTTGCGGAATCATTCGGAATCATATCCAGGAATGACCGGAAACGACCGAAAACGACCGCAGGATCTCCCTTCGGTTCTGCCACTTCGAGGAATGGATTCCTCGGAAATTCCCCGATTTTCCGTGCATTTTCCTCGAAAATTCCCCGATTTTCCCCGATTTTCTCTGATTTTCTCCGATTTTCTCTGAAATTCTCCGATAATTTTCCTAACTTTGCGGTGTTTTACGTAATATATTAAGGTATGAAAAAGTCAAGAACCGATATTGACAGTATAGAGAGCCGTATCAAGGCTCTCTATATCATAGTCATTTGTCAATCACTAGCGATAATATCACTTGCCATGCCCTCTCTAAGAGAGGTTCTGTGTAAGCTGCTAACACGGATAATAGGGCTAGAATGACTCCAATAACAGTCATCTTCCTATTCCATCTCCTTTCACTCTCCTGCTTGCGCTCTTGAGGATTTTCACTGGTGTCCTTTAGCCTACCCTCCAGATAGCCTTCAGCGCTCTCCAGCATCATTCTGTCGTGCATCTGCATATACTTCACTCCCTTAGGCAATATATGCCATTTGCCTTCAGACTCCTCTATGTAGCCCTCGTTGGCCAATGGTGGTAGGAGGAACCTCAAGTCAACATCATCAAGCTGGTTGTCAACCAGCGAGCCCCAGAGCTGCGCACGTGACTTGTCACCCTTGATGAGCTCACGGAGAATCAGGCGAGCCTGCCTGCAGGTCTCATTATCTTGTAATAATATCATTTATCAATATCAAATATATGTGAATAATAAGAAGTCCCCGGCACGGAATCGTGTCGGGGACGATGTGTTAAATAAAGATAGCCTAAATAGCAAGGCTAAGCGAGCCGAATTTCTGAGCCATATCCTGCAAGGCACCTCTGAGAGTAACAAGTTCATCAGGAGTAAACTGCGATGCCTTTCCGTTGACTATGTTTCCGTTCATCTTATGTGCCAGCCAAGAGCGAGATTTGCCAAAGTAAGCCTTTGCGATGTAAGCCATGGAAACCATATCTGTTATCTCACCAAATTTCTCTGCCATGGTCAGTTCCTTGACCTTCTGCTCTGTGGTCTTAGCCATGTAGCCCACTGCCACGGCAAAAGCCTTAGGGTCTGACTCCTTGAGTGCATCCATCTGACGGCGAACCTCCGCCTTATCCTCTGCGGTCTTGGCAGCTCTGTTTTGTGCAGCCAAAGCCTTCACCTTATCAATCATTTCTGTATATTCCATAATCTTATTTTTTTAAGTTTAAAGGAATGAGTGCCCCCGAAGGGGCTTTCTCATTTCTTTTTGTTTTTAATTTTGTTTTGCAACTCTGCGATTTCTTTTTCTGCTACCCTCTTGAAGGTATCGGGGAACTCTTGCCAATACTCTAGGTAGAAAAGCAAATCGTCTTCATTTTCCTTGAGTTCCTTAGATTTTCGTCTTGCCATATACTATCTTTATTAACACGATGCAAAGGTACTAAACATTTGTTGAATAACCAAATATTTTCGTGATTATTTTCAACATTTGTGTATTATTTAACATTTCACCCCCATCAAACACGGTTTTTACCTCTTTTTCTCATCATTCTTGAATGATGTCAAACAATGTTATTACCTCTTTTACCCCGGAATGCAATGGAGGGGTCGCCCGAAAAATGGCGCGTTTCTTGTGGCAATTCTGCAGGAATTGTCATAAGTCGCCATTTTTCGGGCGGCAATCGGTTGGAAACCGATTGCGAAAATTGGTGTTTTGCACCAATTTTCCACGGTCATTTTTGCCAACTTGTTGAAAATCACGGATTTTTGAAAAGTTGATGCAAAAAAGGGCGTGCCTTGCTGTAAGCATAGCCCCCACCGCCCTACGCTCGGAGGCAATTGCCACGGCTGACTGGAGCGGTATATGTAAGGGATTTTTCATGTGGCAATTGCCCCTTTCCCCGACTGCCGTGCCGAATTGCCATCGCCCTCACTACTCTATCCCCTTCCCTTTATCCGCGGTTATCAGCAAGATTGCAAGAAAGAGAAAGGGCAACGTGTTCCTATCACGTTGCCCATGGTTCCTATAGTCTGCCCTTGTCGTGATAGCTGTAGAATGCTCCATCTGTTACTATCACATGGTCCATGAAGAAGATGCGCATGACTTGACAAGCCTTGGCTATCTGCTGGGTCAGCACATCGTCCGCCTTGCTTGGCTGCGTGTTTCCCGACGGGTGATTGTGCACAAATGCCATGATGGTTGCACCGCTCAAGACTGCCTCCCTCATGAGAATACGTATATCCACAGATGTCTCAGTTATTCCTCCCTCGCTCAGTTTCACGCTCTTGATGAGTCTGAAATTTTGGTTCATCAATATGACGTGTGCCTGCTCCACCTTGAGGTCTGCCATCTGCGGAAGCATGTAGTTGTATATGGCTAGACTGCTGCCCATGTCGGGCTTGCTGCCCAACTTCTCCACTGCCCTTCGCTTGCCTAGTTCCATAGCTGCGAGTACTGCCAACGCCTTGCAGTCGCCTATTCCCTGCACCACTTGCATTTCGTCCATGGATAACTTTGAAAGGTTACTGAGATTGTTGTCTGCCATGTTCATCAGTTGCCTAGCCTGGCTTAGGCTTTCGGCTGTTCCTGCCCCTCTGTTGATTACCATGGATAACAATTCGGTGTTACTGAGTGAATCGAATCCGTAATTAGCTGCCTTGAACTCTGGGCGCTCGTCTTCGAGGAAATCATTGTACTTCTTCATGTTATGCTACTTTATTATAGTTGTTGTTTGATTTCTTGATATTAACACCCTGTGGGAAACATCTCTTTGAGTGTGCAACTGCCTCATAAAAGCCTTCTGCCATCTCCTGCAACACGCCTCTGTTGCTTATCGGGTCGTGGTGAGTTGAGCGAGCCAAAAAGATTTCTCTCTCCACATAAGCACCTGCCGCCTCCAACTTTCCTCTGAAGTCCTCGATGGTCTTACCGCTAGTCAGCAGGTCGTCGAATAGAATTACCTGCTTGCCCTTGAAGTACTCGCCATCTACTGAAACGTGATACATGTCCTCGTTAACAACGTGGCTGCCTCCGTTGTGGGTTGGCTTGCGCTCTCCAAAGATGTGCACGTGCTCATTTGCGGTTGCGATGCCTGCTGCATTGAGGATGGCTGCGAGATAGCCGAATCGCTTGTTATATTTCCAGTTTGAGCTGCATGGAGCAAAAACTACAACGAAGTCCTCTAAGATACTGCTATACTGCTTTGTAAGATAGCGAACTAGCCACTCAGCGCAGATTTGTACCGCCTCCTTATCGCCTGCCTTGAAGTCGTAGACGAAGCGGTTGTTTGCCATCTGCTGTGCCTTGTCAACGCAAAGGTTGATGTAAGCGTTTGGAACGTACTCAAAGAAATAATTCTGTCTCATATCGAAAAATTTTATAAAGTTTGAAATTGTATTCTGGTAATGTTTGGGAGTCCAGAGATTTTTCCCACTCCTGCTGTGGAGTATTTTTTTTAATTGCATTCCGTTCAAAGCCCGGTGTGCCCTTTCGATTTTTCCTATGCTTAACAAAGCGCTGGCAGAGGCAAACAGGTGTGGGGTTCTGTGTTAACAAAAGGTAAAGGTTTAGTGTAGCGTGAAGAACCTTTGGCTTTTGTTAACCCAGGTTCATGCACAGGTTTGAATCGCCAGCAGCTACCTTTGCATAGGAAATTTCGGATGGGAACACGGCGGCGGAGAATGCAATAAAAAAAGTACGGAACAGCATCAAACAACCATCGGAGATACCGCTTTCTCACACACACAGAAAGAAAAAAAGGCTGCCTACTCTCACGAGCAAGCAGCCAAGGAATCAAAACATAAAAAAAACTTAAAGCAATAAATAAAAAGAACGAAAATTTTATCGTGGGTAATAGTTGCTCATGCCACCCGTGTACAGGACGGTCTGAGGGAACTTGTCTACGCCAATGCAGACGGTATCGAAGGCATCGGAGAAGTCGGTACGGTTCTCCAGCCTGTCCTCGTCTGTCTCTACGAGCTTCTCACCTCGCTTATCCTTGCCGTTGTTGTAACAGCCGGCACTCTCGATGGAGATGATCAGGTCCTCGTTGTTGTCCTGGTTGATGAGAACCATGTGGCGTGCATGTCCCTTGAACATGCGGTCGATGAGCAACTGCTTCTCAAGATGGTTCATCGGCTTGCCGATGTAGACCTCCGTAACGAGCCAGCCATTCCTTCGCAGCACCTTGGTGATAATCTGGTAGAACTTATCGCTGTGCGTTGCATAGGAGTTTCCTACGAAGGTCGCATCGTAGTAGAAGATGACTCGTTTATTCTTGAGATACTTATAGTAGTCGCAGAAGTCCTGAGCGAGCTCAGGCAACTTCCTGGCATACTTCACATAGAATGAGTTGACGATCCGCAGCTTGGTATCAGAACCCACCTGCCCGACTACGAGACAGTTGATGTTATTGTTGGCATCGGAACCGATGATCAGCGGTAAACCGTCCTCCAGGTCGCCATCCATGCGGCAGTCCGGCTTGTCGTGCTTAGGGTCGAACTTATACTGCAGGTCATTGAGGAACCTGGTGTTCGGTGCCGTATAGAAGTTGCGATCCTCGTCAAGCCCGGAGTAGAAACCATCCTGTGCGATGCCGACATGCTGGCACATGATGCTCGTGAGGAAGGTCATCTTTGGTAGATCTCGCTTCATCTGTCTGATGAAGTCCTCGCCTAGAACTGCGAGGTTCTGAATGCTCGAGCACCTGGAATACACCAGGGCATAGGAGCGGAGGGAGTGCAGAACCTTCTCGTATTTCTGCACCTGCGACATGTAGTAATCGTACCGCTCTGGGTGAGCAGCCAGCTTGTTTCGGATGCTATGCAGATGCACCAGTACCGTCTCGAGAGTAGCAATCAGCTCCTTATCCATCTTCTTCTCCCACGACATGAACCAGGAACCTTTTTTGGTCGCCGATGTATCAGAAGTAATGGTCAGACCATGGTGGAGACAGCAGTCACCGAACAACTGCTTGTTTCCACGGTTTGCAGGGAGCGTCTCATTGTTGAGCTGCTCCCAGTCAATAAATTTTGCCTCGTCGATGAAGACATGGTCAAGAGAGAGGGAGTTAGATGTACCGCTGCGGTCTTGAGAGATGATATTGAGATAGCTACCATTATAAAAGGCTACGGTATTCTCCCAGTTCATAGGCTGGAAGTGCGGTTCCTGCCAATGCAGCGCCTTCCACGGTTTTTTGCCAACGATGTAGTGGACATCGCGCTTGTAGCCCCACTCCTCGAGGTGGACCAGAGCTGAAGGAAGGATGTTGGTCTGGCATCGTTTGACCGATGGCGCCACCATGCCCAGGCACGAACCCGGCATGTGCTGCACGGCATAGAGGATGCGGCCAGCCTCGACCACACCCTTTCCGGTACCACGCCCCCACTCGCAGACCAGCGTCTTGGGCATGAGCTGCAGGACGCGCGACTGCACGTCGTTGAAAAATAACTCCTTAGGTCTTGCTGCTGTCATCATCTGGCGGAAGTTCTTCGAAGTCGGCATCCTCGATGTCCGGCATCGAGTAGCGTTTCTCCATTTTCTTGATTTTCGCACGAAGATTTGGAATCTTCTGCAAACCGATGACCGTCGGATCATCTGTCATGCGGAACTCAACAGGAACAATCTTGTCGAATGCCAGCTCTGGCTCATCAGGCGTGTCTGTACGGTTGTTCTTGATGCGGTTTTTCTGCATCACGGCAAGCGCCCGGAAGTCGCCTGCAGCCTTGGCAGCCTTGCGGTCCTCGTCTATCTCCTGGTTGACCTTCCATCGCCAGAAGTCCTTAGAGGCGGCGTTGAGATTGCCGAGCATGACTTGGCAGAGATGTATATCATCGTATGCCTGTGTCTCGCTGACGGAAAACATGGCCTTGTCTTGATCAACCATCTCCCTGACGGTAAAGCGTGGATAGCGCAGCCAGAATGCGTAGCAGCCACGCAGCCGCTCCACTCTCGCCTTGACGATGGCAGAGATGTGAAGTTCCTGAAGCTCATCCTCGTTGAGAGGCATGTACTTCATGTAGTCATCAATGTTGACTGGTAGACTCATATCTAACTGAGGTTAGCCATAATCTGCGAGAGTTGCGACATGATGGACTGGTAGGCTCCAGGAGAGCCGACCTTGGCGAGCGCTATATTGTTGATGCGTAACTCGTTAGCGGTCTCCGCTAAACCTTTGAGGTAGCGGTGTCGATAGGGTGAGCGCGGCTCCTGCAGCTCCAACTGCATGGCCATGGCCTCGTCGGGAGGCAGTTCCATCATGATGGGCACCTCTTCTACCGGTGTCATGGTCTTTGCCAGGTCATAGACCGTCTGCAGGTAAAGTTCACTCTCTTCCAGATAGGGAAATTGTTGTCGTATCATCCAGCAAATTATTTAACATGTTATTGAGATTGAGATAAACATCTCTGTCAGTCGTGATGAACGTGCACTCAGCACGGTCACCATAGGTCTGGTTCTGAGATGTTATCACAGAGACTAACCACTCGTTGTTAGCAACGAGCATGACCTTGGAGTGGTTGAGCGTCAGTTTAACTTCATCAAAAGCCTCTGACATCAAGCGACTTAGCTTTAAAGTTTTACTTGAAGCTTTAATGTCCGCAACCAAAACTGAGGAGGCAACCAACCCTCGCTTGCGAAGGTTGATGACTCCACAGAGGAAGGCATCGGATGTGGAGAAGGTGGTGACGGCAATGTGCGCTGCACCTGTCTGCTCCAGAATCCACCCCAACAGACCAAGGGTGTGAAGACCTTGGCCAAGGAAGACCTGCGAGCTACTCTGCTGGAGTGGCTTCAGGACTTGCTGTATCTGCTTCGCCCTCATCTGTAACCTCCTCTTCTGCACTCTCTGGCTGCTCCTCGCCATCGGCTGAAGCCTGCTGCTCCATGGTGATACCCGCCTGCTGAAGCTTTGCGATGGTATCAGCGGTGATTTCAGCCTTGGCTGTAATCAAGAGTTGCACACGCTCATTGACCTTTGCTCTCAAGGCATCAGCCTTGTCGGTATTGCCAGCCTCCATCAAGCCAATAAGCTGGTCAAGGTTCTTGGTGATGTAGGATCGAGCATTGCCAATTTGCTTGGAGGTGATGGCTGCTTCTGGCTGCTCCTCCGCTGGCTGCTTCTCGGCATCACCCGGCTTGGCATGGTCGTAGACGTCCATGGCCTGCTTGTATGCATAGTACTCCTCCTTGAGTGTAAGGAGCATGCGCTTGAAGTCTTCGTCAGCAGCATGCAAGCCCTCGTATCTGTCACATGACATGTCGTAAGCTTTGCAAGCCTCAAAGTGTTCTTTGATTTTCTTCCACAGAGCGCAGTTGCTATCCCAAATAGCCTGGATGTTATCAGGCAACTGGTCATGGTCTGCTCGTTTGCCTTTGGCTACGATGGCTGAAGGCACGATGGAATCGAGGTTTTCTGACTCCACGACCGGAAGATGAGGTGCCAGCTGCTTTGCAATCTGGTCTGCTTCTGAGGTCTTGTCAATCGCAGTCTGAAGAACTGGCGTGACTGCCTTGTCATAGTTGCGGACATCATCGATGGTCATGCCTTCGATGCGATAGTTGAGATGCTTCTGCAGCTCATATTTGAGCAACTCGAGTTTGCCCTGTGGGTCGAAGTTGATGAGTTGATAGAGGTGACGGTTGTTATTCATCTGAAGGAGGAGCAGCGCTCCCTCCCTGATGTTGGCATCGGTATGCTCGCTGTCAAACCACTTCTTCAACTTTTCTGTGAATTTCGGATCATTCATAATATACCTAAAATCCGCAAGCAATCTCAATGGCAATCTCAATTGCAGTAAAGAGCTTGAA